CGAGGAGGCCGCAAAATGACACAAGACGAAATGATTTTAAAGCACCTGCAGACCGGGCAAAGCATTACCCCGGATGATGCTAAAGCGCTCTACGGCGTAAGCAGGCTGGCTGCAGTTATCCATCGACTGCGGAAAAACCACTCGATTAACGCTCACGAGGAAAGCTGCATAAATCGTTTCGGGAAGCGTGTCTATTTTGCGCGCTACCGCATGGCCGTAAGGCCTGCCCCAGATATAAAGGCAATCGCCGAGGGGTTTATGCCATGAAAGAGAGACCGATTCTATTTTCTGCCCCTATGGTTCGCGCCATTCTGGAAGGGAGAAAGACGCAGACAAGGCGAATCATTAAGCCACAGCCGAGCATCAATTGTGATTCTATGAAATCAGATGATGTCAATGAAGCGTGGCAAGCTGGTTTTGTTCCTATCGACTGCCTCCACGGAAAAGTAGGTGAAAGGCTATGGGTGAGAGAGACTTGGCGACCTGACTGCAAGGATGATGTTTGCACTATAAGCTTTCAGGCCGATGGCGCTCACGTACCAATTCGCGATGATTATGGATGGGCTGAAAGATGGGTAATGCTCAGGCGGCCAGAGGAGCAGTGGCCAAAGATGGAAGAGCCAAAATGGCGACCCTCAATCCACATGCCTAGATGGGCCTCCCGTATTAACCTTGAGATTGTGAGCATCAGGGTGGAAAGGCTGAATGATATAAGCCAAAAAGACGCGATGGCAGAAGGAGCGCCACCAAGCCATCCAACAATAGACGCTGTATCGAGAGAGTTTGGATACCCTGATTTTTCCCGCTCTTGGTTCGCGCAGCTTTGGGAATCCATTAACGGCCAAGGAAGCTGGAATCAAAATCCGTGGGTGTGGGTAATTGAATTTAAGAGGGTTTAGCAATGACTAAGAAAAAAAACACGTTTACAAAATCCACCCCCCACGGGGTCTGCGGCACTTTCGAGTTTTATATAACAACCGAGAAATGCGTCCACTGCAGCAGAAAGCATGCGGCAAAACGCCACCAGGCAGAGCAGGACCATAGCGCCGGAAACCCTGCAGCGCCCCGGACCGACGTCCGTCTCGCAGCGCTCTGGGCATCCAGACCGATAGCGCGAGGCCTTGCGTCATAGCGAAATAGTTTCTACAATCCACCCCCCACAAACCACGAGGTAAAGACAATGGAAAACGCTACAGAGCAGGAGTTTATTTCTAAAGACGACAAACCGCTCGCCGTCTACGACCCTTTGCGGGCCCAGCTCGAGGAGCTCCGCAAACTCAATGCTGCGCAGGTTTTCGACTACAAGGACCCGAAAGGAAACAAGGAGGCCCGGTCGCACGTGTACCAGCTGCGGAAATCAAAAGGCGCCATAGAAACTGCGCGCAAGGACACGAAAGCAGCAGCCCTGGCTTTCGGTCGCAAGGTAGACGCCGAGGCCGCAGACCTTATAAAACAGGTCGAGGAAATGATAGACGTACACCAGAAACCGCTCGACGAAATCGAGGCTGCAGAAAAGGCTCGGGTCGAGGGAATTCGCGCTCGCATTTCGCGCATGGAAACACTGGGAGAGGGGCTGGCCGTATTGCCTGCCGCTATCCTGCAGAATCGGCTCGAGGAGCTGGAAAAAATAACGGTCGACGACTCTTTCGGCGAGTTTCTGGGAGACGCAGCGAAAGCGCACGACCTAGCGCTGCTGCGCGTTAAAACGCAGCTACCGGAAACTGCGAAACGCGAGGCCGAGGCGAAAGAGCTCGAGGAGCTCCGCAAAATGCGCGCCGAGAAAGAGGCGAAAGAAAAAGCCGAGGCAGAGGCAAAGGCTGCAGAGGAGCGCCGGGTCGCTGCAGAAAATGCAGCACGTGCCGCCGAAACGAAAGCAGCAGAGGAGCGCGCAAAGGCTGCAGAAATCGCTCGCATGCAAGCCGAGGAGCGCGCAAAGGAGGCCGAGGAGCGCGCCGAGCGCGAAAAGGCAGCGAATGCAAAGCGCCTTAAAGAAATGGCCGAGCAGGCAAAAGCAGACGCCGAGGCGAAAGCAAAGGCAGACCAGGAGGCAAAAGAAAAAGCCGAGGCCGATGCGAAAGCAAAACGCGAGGCAAACGAAAAACACGTAGCAAAAGTGCATGCCGAAATTGTCGATGATTTGATGCGGTTTGAAGATTTCGAGAGCAACAAGGGTCTCGCTGAATACTTGTGCGAAATCATTTCGCACGGTAAAATTCGGCACCTATCCATAAACTACTAGGAGGAAACATGGCAGACAATCAACTGGCAGAAACCACCGCAGGGGCGCAGTTTTTAGTCCCTGCAAATTTCGGCGAGGCGCAGAAAGTAGCAGAGCTCCTCGCAAAGTCCGAGCTGGTCCCGAAAGATTACCGGGGCAAGCCAGCAAACGTAATCGTAGCCATGGCATGGGGCAGCGAGGTAGGCCTTAAACCACTGCAGAGCCTGCAAAATATCGCCGTAATAAACGGCCGGGGCTCTATCTGGGGAGACGCCGCTCTCGCGCTCTGCATGCGCGCCCCTGGTTTCGTCGACGTAATCGAAACCATAGAGGGAGACGGCGAGAATATGGTCGCCACGTGTACGGCGAAACGAAAAGGCCGCGCAGACGTGGTGCGAAAATTCTCCGTAGAGGACGCGAAAAAAGCAAACCTCTGGGGGCAGAATACGTGGAAAAATTACCCGAAACGTATGCTGCAGATGCGCGCTCGTGGCTTTACTTTGCGCGATTGCTTTCCCGATGCGCTGCGAGGTTTGTATCTGGTCGAGGAGCTGCAGGACATGCCCCCCGAGAAAGATATAACAAGCGCACCCGGCGCCGGCGTCGTAGTAGAGCCAGCAGCGCCAGCACCGGAGCGGCTCGACCTCGACAAGGTGCTCGAGAGTGTCGCTGCAGCCACCTCGAGCGAGGACCTTAAATCATGCTGGCGAGAGTGGGCCGACAAGTGCCAGAAAGAAAACGACCTCGACAAGTACCAGACCATTAAGCAGGCCGTGCACGAGAAAGCGCTCGAGTTAAAAGCTGCAGAGCCACCACCTACACCAGAGCAGGGCGCTGCGTGATAGCTTTCGACGTCCTCGACTGCAAACAAGGCTCGACCGAGTGGCTACTCGCTCGGTCGGGTCGCGTTACTGGGAGCGAGGCCTCGGCAATTTCTGCGCGCTCATTTCGCAAGGTAGACGGCCGGGAGCAATGGGTCGACCATGCGCCCCGTGCGAATTATAAAATACAGCTGGTTTGCGAGCGCCTTACCGGCGAGCCAGAGGAGCAGGCCTACGTTACTAAAGAAATGCGTCAGGGCATAGAGCGCGAGCCTTTCGCTCGCATGGCCTACGAGGCGGCAACCGGCAACATTGTGCGCGAGTCTGGTTTCCTGGTCCTGCGCGACTTTATGGCTGGCTGCTCGCTCGACGGAGACGTAAATAATTTCGAGGGCATTACGGAGAGCAAGTGCCTAAAGCCGAGAAACCACCTCGCTATAATCGAGTCCGGGGAAGTGCCGGAGGAGTACCTGCCGCAAATTAAGCATAATCTTTTTTGCAGTGGTGCGCAGTGGTGCGACTTTATTGCCTACTGCCCAAAATTTCCTCCGCACCTGCAGCTTTTCGTTAAGCGCATAGAGCGCGACGAAAAAGCTATAACCGAATACAGAGGCGAGCTCGTTGCATTTCTCGCCGAAGTTAAGTCGCTAGAACGCCGATACCGCGAGGCCTCTGTCGACGAGCTACAAAACACTGCGGCCCCATTCTAAATAGGTGATTTTATGAAAAATGTTTTATTTTTGTTTTTATTTTCTATGCTCTCCGCTTTCGTGCACGCAGAAAGCCCGGAGGTTTCTTACTATATCGGCGCTGGCAGCACACAGAGACAGCTCGACGAGCAGACGGGAAATGGCGACCTGCTTTATATGGGGTTTTCTCTTTCGGACAAACAAGAGCGAATAGTCTCCAGAATAGAGCTGCAGCTGGAGCAATTCTCTCTTTCCGTCGTGGAGGCAGACCAGGTCGGGCTCCATTTTCAGGGCTCTTTATTTGCCAACAAAAACCACCAGCTATTCCTCGATGCTGGCGCGAATTATGCCGAGTATTCAATAGGAAACCTGACAGCAGAGAAGGGTTTTATAAGCGCAGGACTGGGCTATCTTTTTTCAGTCGGGCCATTCTCCATGCGCATTTCTTACGAGGTAGAGCATATAGGGGAGGTGGAAGGAATCGACATCGGAAATGTTGAAAGAGCCACCGCCTCTGCAAGCTGGGCATTTTAATGCTGGTCCACATAATCGAAAAACCCATGCGGCTGGTGCTAATTGGGTTTTTTATGGGAATCTTTATCGGGTTTGCTTGTCTTGTTGCTGAAAGGCACGGAGAAGAAAAAATCCGAGAGCGCATGCGTGAAATATGCGAGCGCTCCGAGATATTCACAATAGGAAAAGCGCCGGAGGTTTACTCGTGCATTCGACTACAAGAAAGCGCAGAGCGTCGCTAAAGTTTACAGAAATAAAAACCGGGGTCTGGCTCTGCCCGGAGGGTTATCGCATAACGAGAATGCCCTCTAATGAGTTTCGGACCGAGCGCTACCAGGTAACAAGGCGAGGAAAATTTCTCGGCCAGCACGTGTTAATCGAGGACGCGAAAGAGCAATGCGAGTTTTTGGAGGGTGCAGAATAAATGAGCGATATAATTGACGAAGTAATAAACGAGGTGGGACGAGCAGCGGTAGAGTTTCCGATCTGGCCTACACGGGCGCTTGATGCGGTTGCTGTTTTGAATGAAGAAGTCAGAGAGCTGAACAAGGAAGTATTGCAGATGACTTATGGGCCTCACAAAACAAACAAGGACAAGATTCGCGAAGAAGCGATACAAACTGCGGCAATGGCCATAAGGTTTTTAATGTCGCTCGATAAGTATGACTACTCCCCCGGCACACAGCACAGCCAGGACTTACTATGAAAAACAACGGCAGGGGAATCATTTTTGGCGACTGGCTTTTTACTCGCCACGGCGCCGGCGACCAGTACGCGACCGACGGCCTTTACCTCTATGTAAAAATCGTGCCGGGTGTTTACTACCTGATAAAGAGCCGCCGGGAGGCGATAGAGGAGACTGTCGTCGCCACTATCCGCATGGCAGTATTTATTCTGGCTCTGTATGTTTTGGGGGTGCTAGACCAGATATTTACCTGGCGCGGATTTTTGGGATGGCTCTGCGTTTACTTCATAACCCATTTCGGGGCAAAAAAATGATAGTCGACAACCCAATGCAGGGCGAATTTTGGATTATCAGAAACCAGGAGCAAAAGGAAAACATGCTGCGCGAGGCCCAAGCTATTACGCCGTCGACCGACGAGCCGATAGCCGTCCAGATTCAGCCCTACAAGCCGAAAAAATCGACACGGCAGCGCGCATACCTCTGGGGCTGGGTCTATGCGCAGACTGCGAAAATACTCGACGAGCGAGGGATAGCGTTCCCTCTGGTCGGCGATTTCGAGCGGCCGGCTACGAAAGAAATATTGCACGCAATGGGGCAGGAGGCTTTCCTAGTTTGCGGCCAGATTAAAAAGAAAAACGGCCAGCTGGTAAACATTTACACGAGCACCGAGTCATTAAATAAAAGGGACTACTGGGCCTACACCGAAAATTTTACCCGGCTGGTTTATCAAGTCTGGGGGGTTACTATCCCCCTGCCGCCGGCAGATAGTTACTATGACCAGCTAATAAGGGAGCTAAAACCATGAGAAACGAAAGGCTAGAGGTGCACTACAGCACCACAAAACCGAGCCAGTGCAAAACACGCGAGCAGGTTTCTGCGGAAATCGCAGAGCAGACCGCAGCTTTTATGGCGAGTGGTGGAAATGTGCGAAAAGTGCCGCAGGGCGCCAGTGGTTTTAATCCGAAACCTACACGGCACCTGGCGCCGGTCGAAGGCAAGCCTCGCTCGATTATGCGAGACCTCTCAAAACGCAGCAAAGCGAAATACGGGTCGAGGGTTTGGAACGACGGAGGGCTAAAAAAATGAGGCACGGCGCATGGAAAAACGGCAGGCCTGACAAGCCGCAGCCTATAGTCGTAAACAATTACGCAGCAGAAAAAACGGAGAGCAAGCCGCCACTAATTACAGACGAGGAGGTCTGGCTGCGGGTTTATGAGTCGGTAAGGGGCCGCTCTTCTACCAGCCTTCAAGCCTGGAAAGAGCTAGACGGCGACCGCATAGCAGAGGCGGCAGACAATGCCGTAAAACGGTTTAAACTCCGGTTTCGTAAATGAACGGCCGCACCCCGACCGCCGAGGAGAAAGTCTGGCTGCAGGCATCTAAGGAGCTCGGGTGCATGGCCTGCATAGTTTCCCGTCTGGCAGCTCCCTGGGAGACCCCGACCGAATACACGGCAAACCATCACATAGACGGGACACGAATACCAGGAGCGCACCTGCTCTCCTTTGGGCTGTGCGCGCAGCACCACCAGCACGGCCCGGACGCCAGGCACGTAAATAAAAAAGTTTTCGAGAGTAAATTCGGGACCGAGCTCTACCTGCTCGCTTGCGCTCGCGCATACGTTAAGCAAAAAAAAGGCTCGGCTTGGGTGCCGAGCCTGCCATAGGCGAAACCTTTTACTGGGCCAGATACCGCACGGCGAGCGCGATTTTTTTTGGTATGTAGGCACCCTTTTCGTAAAGCTGCACAGTGCGACCCGTTACGCCAAGCGCGTCGGCCAGTGCTTTCTGCGAGAGTTTAAGCTGCTTTCGAGCCTTGCAGAAATCTGCAGCGCTCATTTCGCCGGTATTTTTTTTAGCTTTTGCCATGGTGCCCCCCTGTAAATTTAGGTTGGCAGCTTATCGGAAAAGGTTTCGGGGTCAAGCCCCTGCACGCCATTTGTCTTTATTATGAGAGCTGCGGCTCGTTCCTATCCAGTAGGCGACTGCGGTCGTAAACGTCCCGGTAATTTGCCCGAATAAATAGACCGCCATATCCTTATTTTCTGCCGGCACTGCATGGGTAAGCAGAGCGACAGCCATTACGGCGACCATAAGCGCCAGCACATTGGTAATGGTGGCCGGCATCCAGTGGTCTTTATGCGCAGCCCTGGCGCTCTGCACGTCGGCGAGCTCTGCCTGCAGTGTTTGCAGCTGCATTTCCCGAATATGCTCGCGCTCCTGGGCCTCGAGCTGCTTAATTTTAAGCAGTGCGTCTGGGTCCTTTTTTATTGCCGCCATAATGGCCTCTGGCTCGGAGCTGGTGCCGAGCGCCTGCGCGATAAGCGCACCGACTGCACCCCCTGCGGGTCCACCGATAAGGCTACCGAGTACCGGAGCAGCGCCGGCGATTGCTTTGCCTACTTTGTCCCAGCTCATAATTTCACTACCATATAGATAACTGCGCCGAAAACTATCGCCAGAGTGCCCAGCATGCCGAGAATTACCCAGCCTCGAGCCTCCACCAGAGATGGCACCACCTTTTCTATTTCTGTGACTCGTTTAGAAACGGCCTGCACCTCATCCTCCGTTTTTTTTATCTGCACAAAGGCTCGAGCGATACTCTGCCTAGTGTAGTCGTGGTGAGTTTCTAGGGTGGCTATAGTTTCCATGCTCTTTTTTATGCCATCCAGAGCTTTGGAAAAAGATTGCAGCGCATCTCGGATAGAAATTATGGCCTCCTGCGTTGTAGCTTGTCCCACCTCTAGGGCATGCAATCTTTCGGTGTCATTCACGCGAGAGTCCTCCCATTCTTGAAGTCGGCAATGGATAGGCCTCCGGTGTACTGACAGTGTGCCAGCTCTTTAAATGATTTCCAGCGCCCCGCCCACTCTAGGCCGCAGCGCTCTGCGATTTCCCCGCAACGAGTAAATAGCTCGGTATCGTCCCAGCATGCCTTGCCGTTCACTATTGGCACAAAATCAAACGCTACGCGCCAGTTATGATAAGAGTCGCCTCCTTTTGCGTTCGTAACCTTTGGGCCTGGCTGCGTTCTACCTTTTGCGTAGAGCGCATCCTGGGACTCGTGGTCCCTGTAGGTGCTAGTAATTAAAATTTCGACTCCCGCCTGCGCGCAGGCGTCGATAAAATATGGACCTTTTTCTGCACGGCCGGAGACAGGTCCGCTATTTTTCGACTGTATATCATAAAGGTCCCGGTCTTTCTCCCCGACTAGAAATTTCACCTTTTCCCTTGCAAACCGTATCGAGGCAGACCCCTTCTCGAATCGTTAAGGACGTGGGCCCGGCCTCTTTCGTGGCGACAATTTCACCGCCGGCAGCGTAGACCTTTACCTCTCCGTCTGCGGGATACTCGTCTCGGTCGAAGTCCACACGTTGGAGGAAAACGTAATCGGTCCGGCCCTCTCTTTTAATCTGCGCCAGTGGCGCGCCTAAAGTAATGCCTCGCATAGTCTTACCCCTTGTATACGTACCAGTCGCTGGTAATAGTATCGCGCACAATAGCGTAGCGCTGCCCCGCCTCGTAGTTTGTGTCGCACAAAATATATAAATTTATGTTTGTATTTTCTGGGATTATGTTTACGTTTCCCTGCTGAGCGCACACAAAATAAACGGTGTAGCCTTCGTTTTCCTCTGGCACTGCCGAAAAATCAGGGACAATAATATCGAGGCCCGAGGAGTCCTGCACCTTTACTATAATAGTGCGCCCTCTGGACGACCTCTGCAGCGGATAGAGAGGGCCGTAGCCGTCGACTATGGTTTCTATTTTTGTTTTTCCGGCAAGGTCTAGCCCAGAGGCGCCAACAATAGCTATAGGGTCGGTTATCGTAGAATGAGCCGCTATATCGCCGGTTAATGCGTCAAATATCCGGCCAGTGTTTGCGTATGTTTCAGTTTTAAAAATAAATGCTCTCCCAGCGTAAAGGGTAAGCACAAGCTGCTTGCCGCAGTAAAAATCGTCCGAGCTCGTGGGACGCAGTAAAATTTTCGTGCCGTCTCCAGAGTTTAAAAGCAATATAAATCCAGAGGCCGCCTCGTCGTCGGTCATGGTGTAGTCGTCGTCGCCCATGTCGATTATGCTAATAAGGTAAGAATTATCTTTTAGTCTATTTATACCCATAGGCGACCAGGTGCCGTCCGCAGAGCCGCCTCCGACTGCGTCGTAAATGTAAGGCTCGTCGACGTCGAGTACTCGCAGCATAAGGCCGTCGGTCGGGACGTCGTAGTGCCAGGCACTCTCGACGTAGGTCGCTACCTTTGTCTCGTTTCCGACCCAAACCCCTGTTACTCCGGTGTTTGGGATAATGTAGCGAGCGCCTGCAGTCGGAGAGCCTGGGGGGGTGCCAGTGCTGGCAGAAAGGACCGGCATAAAAAATCGGTCTAGCTTGCGCAGATTCTGGTCCATGTCGCTTTTAAAATACGTGCCCAGGTCCCAGTTATAGGTTAGCCCGATGTTTGGCCCTGTTAGCTTTCCCATTTAGTAGCCCCCGTAGTATTCGCCGTAGCTGTAGCCGTAGTCTGCACGGTCTACCGTAAAATCGTGCTCGGTGTAGCTGTCGAGACCACCCCGGACAGATTTTAATTTTAACCGCACGGTGTTATTTAGTCGACCCAGACCGCTGTCTGCCTGCTCCGTGCTCCACGTGTCGGAGGTAAAAGCCGAGCCGCTCGTCGTTTTGCGCAGGATGCCGTTTTCGTCGTAATAACGCGCCGTATGGGTCGTAGAGGCCTCGACCGTAATACTGGCTGCACTCTCGTCGACGAGGTCGCCGGTCTGGGAGAGTCGGTCCCTGGTCGTGCAGGTCATGCCAAAAACCCCCATAAAAGCTGCCGGGTAGATGGTCGTCCCGGTGCCTGCCTGATTTATGCGGAGCTTGCCTGGTGGGTATGGCCTGTAGGACCTCTGGGCCATGGTCAGGTTTACGACAGAGGCGTCTCCCTCTGCCAGAGTGCCGCTCGCATTTGTAGGCAGCAGTTTTACCTTTACGGCGTCGCCATTGTCGTAGTCGTCGCCAGCCACCCCGAAAGCCGTCGAGCTAACAAAAAGGACCACCGCACCGGCCAGGTGCGTTATGGCTACGGTGTCGGCGCAGCCCCTGCCGACCACCAGGTCCCAACCACCGGAGGCCTCGACAATCGAGTCGACTCGGATAATTTCCAGCGCATTGTTTGTCGAGTCCAGCACGTAGCCGAAATCGCCCTCCTCGACGTCGGAGAGGTCGTGGCCGTCTCCGTCGAGCAGCGAAAAATTAGTCGTAGCCTGCCCCACTGCGGAGGCAAGGGGGGCAGCTTGGCAGAATGGCTGGCCCAGCTGCTTTTTATAGGGATTAGAAACAGAAACCCTATGCAAAACGTCGAAACTCTGGTCGGTCACAGTTTCCTTTTCTGATAGTGCGAGGACGGTGCCCTGCGTTGCCTCGTATCCGTAAGGCAGGCCGCCGAGTGCGAAATAGTAGAAAAAATAGGGGGTTTCTGTTACGAGGTAACTCGTAAGGGGCTCGGCGTCCGAGACCTCGCTCTCCCATTCGTAGGGATTGTCGCCCACGTAGCGAGTCGTTCCATAGGCGAATACGTCCTCGATGCACTCTACGTTTATGGTGGCGTTTTTGGGGGTGCCGAGGCTCATTTTAATGATACGCAGCACCATGCCATAAATGCCCAGCTCGTCGTTATTCCAGACAAAAACGTCGCCTGGACGCAGAGACGAGGCCTGCCTGTTTAATTCCAGAGAGGCCTTTGCAATCGGCGCAGAGAGCTGGCGCAAGTCCCGGCCGGCGACTTTTATTCGCTAAATTTTGGAGCTAATGCCGGTATATTTCACCTCTTTAGAATTCGGGCTGCCTCCGTGCAGGTCGTTTAGCGCCAGGTCGTCAAGTGTTACGGAGTCGTTTCGGCCGGCGCTCATGTCGTGGAAAACAATTACCACCCGGTTTACCTGCTCGCCTATGCCGGCCCTCGAAAACTCCTTTTTTACCGAGTTGTTTTCGTCGAATGTCAGGAGGTCGGAGAGGCCGTAATCGTCGCGCAGCAGTTTTATTTTAAAAAGTCCGTCGCTCGGGTCCTGGTAAACGATGGCGTTTATATGTCTGCAAACCTCCTGTATATGCTCGTAGACGTTACTGGCGCCACTAAAAACCATAGAGACGCCGAAACCCTCATTTTTTAATTGATTCGCTGCGGCCGCAAAACTTACCGAGTCGACAATCGAGGACGAAAGCCCCATGCCTATATCATCGGAGGCGATTAAATCCCGAATAATATGCACCGGGTTTATGTCCGGGTAGGGTGCGTCTGCCGCCTGTATCCAGCGCAAGTCCGGCCGCCAGTCCTCGGTTTCCGTGCTGTCAGAGCCAGTGGCTAACATGGCGATAGGGTCTACGTTCCCAGTATTTCCGACGTAGGCCCCTTTGCTGCCATACCTTAAAACCATGCCGAAACGTCGCCGGTAGGACGGCACCAGTTTTCCCGCTTTCATGCTGCGCAGGAAACTGTTTACGCCCTGGGTCGGACCGCCGAACATAATATCTATATGCGCAATAAAACCACCACGGCCGCCCACTCCATTGCCGCCGAATATGCCGGGCTTATCTATAAAAATCGTCTGGTTACTGGTTACGTTTCCAGACCAGAGGAGGGTTTTATCACCGCTGCGAATTTTGCGCACGGCAATAATGCCGGACAGCGCGAAAATAAGGTGGAGGCCCAGAAAGTATTTATAGCCAATTACGACCGAGTCGCTACTGCTCATTTTTCGAGCTCCTGAATAAGCGCCCGGACTCGGTAGTCGTCAATTTTCCGAGCTGTTTCTATAGAAATACCCTCGCCGCAGAATTCCTGCCAGTCCAGGCCGTTGTTTTCAATAAATGCGCGCAGGCCTTTACGGCAGAAACCGAGCCGCTCCGTAGCCATAGCTCTGGTAATTTTTAGGATTTTATCGGCCACGTAGAATACTTCCCATAGTCGCAAACATTCGGGCCGGTAATCCAGCGAGTGCCGTAGAGTTTCGGTTTTAGTCGGTCCCTGGAAACGGTCGGGATAGAAAACTCGTCTAGGGTCGTAGCTTTTGGTTTTGGCGAGTCGACAGCAGTCGCGACCACCGCGACTATGGCTATCACTATGCAGATAATCGCTGCCACCCATGCCATGCTTTAGCCCTCGAAATCGTTTACGTTTGCGTCCGGTCCTGGGGTGTGGATACAGTACCAGACCACCCCGCTAACTGCCCGGATTTCGTGATATACGCCGGCCTTAATTATAAGGTGCTGGGGACCAGTTATAAACCGGCTCTGCCAGGCCTCCTCCGTATTGTTTCGCCAGCGCAGCTCGACCGAGCCCTGGGCCAAAATCGAGACGTGGTCGAAATAGTGTCGGTGCTGGGAAAGCAGCCTGCCAGCAGGAACCCTACACTCTTTCGAGTGGATGGTCTCGAGGCGCAGGTCATTTATTTCTATCCCGTGCATGGTTAAGTAATCCGGCCTATAAAGGGGTTATCTTTTGCGATATAAGGCTCGCCGCCGAAGTTTGGGAGGTTGTCGTGCCATTCGTCGCAGGCTGTTAGAGACTTGTCGCAGCCTATCGACATGGAGCAGCTGTCGCCTGGTGAAACGTCCTCGAAAGGCTGGGAGACGGTAATAGACTGCCCGGAGTGTTCTGTAATAGTGCGGACGGTGTTTCCTATGTCAATGGTGCCGCCGATTAGCTTTCCGTTTGTTACGGTGTTTGCAGTGCTTATCGTCAGGGATAGGCCGCTCGCCGATAAAACGACCCCGGCGAAATAAGTCCGTGAAGCGCCGCATGGCCCGGAGTAAACCAGGTAGGGGCAGCGCGTAGAAAAATTCTGTTTTAGTGCGCCACGTCTTAACGAGGTAAAAATCGGCTCGCAGAACATTGTCGCTTTAAATTGCTTTTTCCAGCGAATCGAGAGCACTCGGCCGGACCATATAAGCAGGAATTCGCCGTCGGACCTATGGCCCTGGAAAATCTGCAGCGTTACTGCCTGCTCCGGCGAGCCTGCGATAAAAAGCTGCGCGACGTCGTTTTTACTCGAGCAGCCTATTTCCATGGTCTGCCGACTTACCTCGCCGGCGAGCTCAATTACCGGACGGTCCAGAGGCTCTGGCTCGTAAACGTCGCCGTTATAGGTGTAGCTCTCGGAGCTCGACGTCTGAAACCAGGAGAGGGGCCCCATAATAAATTTATAGAGCTCGACGACGTTTGCGTCGTGTACGCTCTGCTCTATTTCCTGGTAGCTCACTGCATCACCTCTTTTACGGTAAAGCTGGCCTCTGCGTCGTAGCCGGTGTGCTCGAGTTTCGGGTCGCCGTCAATTCTGCAGAGCATTAGCCAACAGATACGCACCTGCGCCGGCGTAAGCACTCCGGCGTTAGAGGTAGCGGCCGAGAGGGTTATCGTAGTCTCGGTCTCGCTATATTCGGCAATCCCGTCGACCCGTCTATAGTCTACCGTGCCGTCCGGGTAGAAAAGCGCAAGCGCTACCGCTCCGGTCTGATTTTGCAGCAGGGTATTATTTACCACTCGCATAGTGCTGGTGCCTGCTCCCAGGTTTGCCGAGAGGTAAAGGTCTTTAAATCGTGACGGCACCCAGAAAGGGACGGCCCCGTGCTTTGTATGCACCCAGCGCTTAAATGCGTAGATTTCTGCTCGAGTAAGTAGCGTCGTTTTTTGCGGGAGCGAGCGCAGCGAGTAGAGCCTGGTCGAGCCGTAATCCGGCTGCCCGTTGTCGAAATCTACCGACCATATAGTGGTTTTAAAATTCTGCGGGATAGAGTCTCCCTCCGTTGCCCAAAGCATTACGCCATAACCTCCCAGGGAAACCGAATCGCTCGCCCCGGAAAGGTCCATGCCGTCGAATGCCTCGAAAGAGGGTTTTATTTTTCGGTTTCCCACTCGGTCGCTCTCGCTCGAAACTGCCGAGCCCAGTCTGCAGGTGACCGCCGGCATAATTCGCAGAGGCCCGTCGTAATCGTCGTCGAGGCCGCCGGTAAATGTAATAGAGCTGGCCGTTTTAGATGCGAGCTCGCCTACGAACCAGGTCTCGGAATCTTTCCAGACGACGGCGAGGCCTCCGACGTAATACTCTGCTGCAGTCGTGTCGACGTTTATTACGGTGTCGTCCTCTGCGTAACTGGACGAGGTAAACTCGGCCTGCTCGAATTGCGGGACGACCCACCGGCCGCCATGCCTTACCCTTATGGTATTTTGCACCGAGCGCCACTCTGCCTCTGTAAGGAGCGCGTCGAAAGTAAACTGCCTGCGAGGTCTGTCGCGTAGTTTGCCTCTCTGCTCTTTTCCGTTTTCGCTTTCAAAAATCCACGTGCTCGGCTTAATTGTTTCCGCTATGGGAATTTGCGGCCACCAGCCCCACATAGCAGCCCGGAAACCTATTACAGAAATAGAGCGCTGCTCTGAATCGGAGAAAGTAAGGTCGACCGCGCAGAGAATGTTAGGCGGCCCCTCGTCGCTGATTGCTAAAACGTAAGTTTTTACCTCTGTAGAAAAAAACGAAATAGGCAGCGCGCCGGTAGCCAGCTCGACTCCCGCCTGGGAAATCGACTTACTCAAAAGCTGCCGGTCGTGCAGGTGTGCATTCCAGATTTCGACCGAGTAGGTTTTCGTTACGGCCACCGAGCCTACGTTTAAGGTTTGGTAATTTAGATAAAATTTACCGTAGACGAAACCGTCCTCCTCGCCGCATTCGCTATTCGCCAGGTAGCCGTCGAAATTTAAAGGAGAAACGGCGAAACCGCCGTCTGCTGCAGGGCCGTAAAGTGTCGGCTCTGTAGGCGGGTCGATTGCCGCTGCATAATCGGGAGGCGTCGCAAAATCTGGCGGGTTTATGCCTGCAGCGACTGCTCCTGCGGGTCCGACGTAGCCAGCAAAGGAGGCCATTAAACCTCCCGATAAGCTATGCCGTAGTCGCCAGAGGCTGCGTAATCACTCGAGCCGGTTTCGCCTCTGTAGCTTGCGGGATAGGCGCGCCAGTCTGTATTTATTAGCGCGTCGTCGGTTAAGTTTTTGATATTTAAAAACCGGATGCCCGTCAGGTAGCCGAGGTCGAAATAACGAGTAGCCCCCGCGTCGTCGTATAACATAAACTCGACCGGAGAGGCCGCCGAGGTGTCGCTCCACTGTGCTGGCGAGTAGGTGCTTTCCATGGTCCAGTTTATATCTGTCCCGCCCGGCCCTATCCGCAAACCTCCTCGCGTTAGCACGCAATTTAAACCAGTTACGACTGCGTTGTCGTTTTGGTCTATATCGGCGTAGTTTTTCGAGTTATAGGTGCAGCGCATTACTCCGTAGCTCGCTCGGTTGCTTACCGCAGTGCCGGTCGTTGCTGTGGTTACGTTATTTTTATTTCCGAAAAGTCGCGTATGGTACTGGCTGTTTTTTTCGTTTGGATGCGTAGACGTTACCTCCTGGTAAGACTGCGCAAAATACTCGCCGCCGGTCCACGTGCCGTATTTTTGAATTTTTCCGAAAGAAAAATGCGTCCACGAGTTTACGCCACCGTTTAATCGTTTAAGGACCACGTGCACGGAGTCGTCGACCTCGAAAAAACGGTAGAGCGGGTAGCTGCCGGTTAAGACGTTGAGCTCGCTATCGTGCGGGGCCCGGTTTGCAATCGTAGGCCAGGTAGCGCCGGTGCCGGTAGATAACAGGCAAAACATATTATTTGTAGTAA